CTTCACTACTTCTGGACGGCAACGCATTCGTGCGTGTGTTCAGAGATGGTCAGGGAATCATCGGCTTGACCGTGCTTGACCCGACCAAAGTGCAAATTGAAATGGTTGGTGCGAATCGCCAAGTGACGTTCTATTACTCAGGCGAGAAAGTGAAGTCGCTCATTCCGCGTGACGAAATGGTTCACATTACAGAGATGAAATTGCCGGGTCATCTTCGGGGAATCTCACGCATCGACCAAATCAAAGAATCACTCGGACTGGCAGCGGCTTTGCAGGAGTTTGCCGCCAGATTCTTTGGGCAAGGTTCGACCACCAGCGGATTGATTGAGTTTCCGGGTCAGTTGAACCAAGAGCAGGCCAAGTCTTTGGTCGATGCCTACGAGCTTGCACATCGTGGCTTGAAGAAGTCACACAGACCCGGCGTGCTTTCAGGTGGTGCGAAGTTTCAGAAGACTGGCGTAGACCCGAACGAAGCGCAGATGCTCGAAAGCAGAGAGTTTGCCGTCGAAGAAATAGCCAGAGTATTTCGTGTGCCGCTGCATATGCTGCAAGTCGCCAAACCCGGCGCAATGTCATATGCGTCAGTCGAATCGAACGCAATCCAATTCGTCACCTACACAATCAGGCCGTATCTGGACAAAATCGAAAGCGCGTTTACACGCCTACTGCCTGCCGATACATTCTTGCGCTTCAATGTTGATGGGCTCTTGCGTGGTGATATTCAGACACGGTATTCGGCTTATTCAACTGGACTCCAATCAGGGTTTCTAAGCATCAATGACGTGCGAAGGCTCGAAGACCTAAGACCTGCTGATGGTGGCGATAACTATCGCGTGCCGTTAGCGAACATCAACATCGATGGTGCGAATCTGGTGGACATGGACAAACGCGCCACAATCGCGAATCGACTCATTGTCTCTGGCTTCAATCCATCGGAAGTCTTGGCTGCCGTCGGTTTGCCAGCAATCGAACACACTGGCGTCCCGTCAGTGCAGTTGCAGAATATCGCGCAACTCGACCCAGTGAATCCGTCAGCAGCTTATGAGGTGGACTAGTGGCTGAACTAACATCGAATCAATTCACACTGGGCACAGGAGTCATCACACAAATCGTGCCATTCCATAACGCACCACAAATGGTCACGATTCATAATCAAGAAAAAAACTCAAATCGATATATTTTTTTAGGTGGGACGAGTGTGAGTGAAGCTAATGGTATCCATATCGACCAAGCAGAAACCCAAAATTACACACTCTTGCCGGGTGCGACCATGTGGGCGACTACTAATTACAATGGTCTGAAATGTGGCGTGATTAGGCAGACTTTCTAATGCCCTACTTCATCACCGATGAATCGCCAGAATGTTCAGGCTGGGCGACAATCAAAGAAGACGGTGAAGTAATCGGTTGCCATGACACTAAGCAGGCAGCGATTGACCAGATGGTCGCCGTCAGTATCGCTGAAGGCATGGAACCGGGCGGCGAGAGATTGAAGATGAAGAAACCGAAGGGATACTTGCGTGCCTTGCCGGATAACTATCGCCCAGCACTGTCACCAGACGTGCCAAATGGTCGAGCGTGCGGAAATTGCTATTTCTACAACGAAAGCGACGTGCAAGGTGAACGTGCATGGTGTGAGAAATGGCACGCTTACGTTCACGGTCATTTCTATTGCAATGCATGGCAACCACACCACGAAGAATCTAGACAGACAGAATCATCGACCCCTGCACCAAAGAAAGACCAAATCATCGGTAGCGAAAAAAATGAACCCGGCAGTGCATCAGGTGCAGGTGGTGACATTGAAGTTAGTGAATCTACACGCACGGCTCTTCGAAATAAAGTCAGTGAACACAATGAAGACATGGAACGCCAAGACAAACCGTCATGGACTAGAACCACACTCGGTCAGCTTCTGGCCGTCTATCGACGTGGGGCAGGTGCTTATTCACAAAGCCATAGACCCGGTATCACTCGCGGCGCATGGGCAATGGCAAGGGTCAATGCATTTCTGTATCTACTTCGCAATGGCAGGCCAGAGAATCCGAACTACATCACCGATTTTGACCTATTGCCACAGGCTCACCCCAAATCGACTCGCCAACTGTCTGCCGAAGACCTATCTCCACCCCGATACATTCGTGATGCCGCGTCGAAGGGGTTGGAGTATTACGCCGAAGGTCTTGCAGGTGATGGACTGGTAGCGGCAACTGTCAGAGAGGCAAGAGCTTTAGTGCGTGGCGAAGTGACCGAAGACAAAATCATCAGGGCTAATGCGTGGGGCGCAAGGCATGCACCAGATTTGGACGCACCAAGAAACTCGAACGCAGATGATGAAGGTTTCCCCGGTGCTGGTGCTGTGGCTCATTATCTTTGGGGAATCGACCCATTGAATCCGATGCCAGCAAGAAACTGGTTCGAGCGTAAGGCTGACCAGATAAAGGCAGAGCGTGTAGCAAATCCAGCATTCATCGCTAATATGTTCAGGCAGGAAGTGGGGGAGTCTATGACACCGAAGATTGAGCAGCGCGAAGTCACGTTGGCAGATATTGAGATGCGAAAGACTGAAGAAGATTCTGACTTCATGTCATTTCGTGGCTATGCAGCAGTGTTCAACTCAATAAGCGAAGACATGGGTTTTCGCGAGATAATCAGGCCGGGTGCTTTCACCAAGAGTCTCAAAAGCCGCAATGCGATTCGCATGTTTCTAAATCACAATTCAGACATAGTGCTGGCATCGAGTCGTGCCAAGACGCTTCGTTTGAATGAAGACGAACGCGGTTTGCTGGTCGATGCAGATTTGCCAGATACTTCGGCAGGTCGTGATTTGAGTGTCTTGATGCGTCGCGGTGACGTGGACTCTATGAGCTTTGGGTTCAGCGTGCCGAAGGGCGGCGATTCTTGGTCTGATGACGGCATGACTCGGACACTCAATCAGGTCAGACTGCACGAAGTCTCTGTGGTGACCGGCTTTCCAGCCTACAAAGACACAACGGCGCAGGTGCGTTCGTTCGAGATTCTTGCTGAGCGAACCAACACGAATCCAGACGAACTGGCAGAAGCCATAACGTTGCTTGAAAACGGCAAAGAATTGGACGATGCGAAGGCTGATTTACTTTCAGAAGTCGTGACCAAACTAAGGGCAACGCCTGCCGAAGTAGTCAATTCACTTGACGTCAAGCGCAAACACTTGGAACTGCTAGCCAAAACGCTCTGAACGTTCTAGCATCATCGCAGGTGTAAGCGGAGCCGCTGACCTATTCGTGCGCGGAGCCGCGTCGAGAAAATCCCCATATCCCCTGCGCAACGAAATGAAAGGTAGCCAAATGGACTACTTGAAAAAGCAGGCAGAAGAGCGTGCTAAGGCATGGGAACAGGCAAAAGAATTGCTTGACCGTGCTGCTAGCGAAAATCGCGACCTAACTGCCGAAGAAAATGAGACTTACGGACGCATCACCGCTGACATTGATGAGCGTGCTGCCGTAATCGCTCGAATCACCGCTGACATGGAACGTGAGGCACGTGCTGCCGAAGCCATGAAAGGCGTTGAGTCACAGGTTCGTGACATTGAAGTGCCGGAGTCTGGCGACAGCGACATGCTTCGCAAGCTCGTTCGTGGCGAAGTGCGTTCTTACACGATTGAGAAACGCGACATTGCCAAGAGCAGCACTGGCACTCCACTTGACGTCACTCTGTTCGACCAAATCTTGCTTCGTGCCCGTGAAGTCGGCCCGATGCTTGACCCGAACATCGTGACCGTCTTGAACACTGAGCGTGGCGAAAAGATTCAGATTCCGAATCTCTCGACTTACTCAGTGGGCACGCTCACCGCTGAGGCAGCAGTCTTTGCGGAAAGCGACCCGACATTTACCACTATGGTCGATTTGGAAGCATTCAAGTTTGGAACGCTTTTCCAAGTCAGCCGTGAATTGCTCACTGACTCTGGCATCGCGTTAGAGCCATTCTTCGCTGAGCAGGTTGGTAATGCTCTCGGTTTCGTCGTGAACACCGCATTGACCACTGGTTCAGGTTCATCGCAGCCGAATGGTGTGGTCACTGCATCGGGTTCAGGCATAACTGGTGGCACTGGCGTAACTGGTGCATTCACTGCCGATAACGTCATCGAGTTGGTCTACTCGCTCGATGGTGCGGCACGTCGTCTGCCCGGTTTCGCAATCATGGGCAATGGCACTGCCATCGCAGCGCTTCGCAAGTTGAAAGACACTGCCGGCAACTACGTCTTCCAGCCAGCTTTGGTCGGTGGACAGCCAGACAGCGTGCTTGGTTACCCATTGCACGAAAACCCACACATGGCATCGCCAGCACTTTCGGCGAAGTCACTCATTGCTGGACACTTCAAGTCTTATTATGTCCGACAGGTCGGCGGAATTAGACTTGACCGAAGTGATGACTTCGCATTCACGAATGACTTGGTGACTTTCCGTGCCACGATTCGTGTCGATGGTGATTTGCCACAGACCACTCATATCAAAAACTTCATCGGGAACGCTGCCTAAATAGGCTTGGACTCGATGAATTAAAGCGTGGGGTCGCTAGCGGCGCAGGGCTGGCGACCCCACTTCCTAACTGCGAAGGAATGAAGTGAAAAAAAATGCGAATAAGCATCAAAAACACAGTGGTCAATCTGCCCGACGAAGTGGCACTGACCCTAATCGAAGATGGCATCGCCCTGCCGTATCAACAGACCACAATCGACCAGCGCGAATCTTGTGGGTTAGCAATGCCCCTTTCGCAAAAACAGGATATGGCGAACAAACCGCGCAGGTCATCAAAAGACTCAAACAAAACAATTACAAAGTAGCGGTCTCATGTAACTATGGATTAGAAGCCGCCATGAGTGAATGGAATGGCTTCACTCTCTACCCACGTGGCTATGACATTTGGTCAAATGACGTCATCACCGCTAATGCCGTGAACTGGTTCAATGGTGACCCAGCCGCACCGAATCTAATCATTACGCTGTTCGATGTTTGGATTTTCAAGGGCGAGCAGTGGGATAGGGCTAACAAAATCGCGTGCTGGACTCCAATCGACCATATGCCATTGCCGCAGATGGTCGGCAAATGGTTGGCCAAACCAAACATCGAACCGATTGCCATGTCAAAGTTTGGCGCCCAGATGCTTGAAGCTGCTGGATTTCGTGACGTTATCTATGTGCCGCATGCCATAGAAACTACCTTCAAACCAACATGTGAATACAAAGCACCGACAGGCACGATGACCGCCAAAGACTTGACCAAAATTGATGATGACCGATTCATGGTCTTGATGGTGGCAGCCAACAAGGGTCAGTCACCATGCCGCAAGTCATTTCCCGAAGCATTTCTGGCTTTCGCGGCATTCGCAGAGAATCACGATGACGCCGTGCTTTTCTGCTACACAGAAGACACAGGCATCATGCAGGGCTTGAATCTTCGTGAACTGGCCGCAGCTTGCGGAATCAAGCCGCATCAAATCCAATTCATCAACCAATATGCCTATCGACAAGGGTTGCCACATGAAGCAATGGCGACGATTTACACACGCGCCGATGTATTGCTAGCACCATCGATGGGCGAAGGCTTTGGGATTCCAGTCATCGAAGCACAAGCTTGCGGTCTGCCAGTCATAGTTAGTAATTTTTCATCACAACCAGAGTTGATAGGCGACGGCTGGCAGGTCGGTGGGCAGGTCTGGTGGGATTTTGCCCAGAAGGCATTCATGCAGACACCAGACATCAAGCAAATCATCGTGGCATTGAACGAAGCCTATGAAAGACCGCGTGAACGCAGCCAGACTGCGATTGACTTTGCGTCCCAATATCTGGCCGACTATGTGTTCGACACCTACTGGAAACCAGCCCTGCATCGGTTGATTTGATGATTCCAGCCCTAGTCGTGCCGGTCTTGACCCGATATGAGTTGCTTACCGACTTCGTGGCACGAATCGATTACCCAGTCGCACAGTTGGTCATCATCGACAATGGCAACCAGAAACCATCGATTCAGTCTGACTTCGTGGAATCGGTGAGCGTAGTCAGCTTGCCGTTCAATCTTGGTGTGTCTGCTAGTTGGAATCTAGGCATCAAGGTTACGCCATTGGCTAATTACTGGCTAATCAGTAACTTTGATGTGGCGATTCCGGCTGGTGGCTTGCAAAGAATCCATGAGCAGGCCAAGACTGATGCTGTGGTGCTGTCAGGTGTGCCGGGTCGATTCTTCTGCTTCACAGTCGGCGAGAAAGTCATCGAGTGGGTCGGTCTTTTCTGTGAAGGCATCTATCCTGCCTATTTCGAAGATAATGACTTCCATCATCGCTGCAATGTGATGGGCATTCCAGTCATCGATTCCGGCGTGCAGGTCGAACATGCCAATTCATCGACTCTGCATTCGTCGAATGACTTCATAAGTCGAAACAATGTGACTTTTCAGAGTAATGGGGCATTCTTCGAGCAGAAGAAAGCATTGGGTGACATAAGCGCAGGCGAATGGAGTCTGCTGACTGTCAGAAAGAATCGCTGGACGTGATTGTTTACACAGGCGGCACGTTCGACATGTTTCATAGGGGTCACGTTCGATTCTTGAAGGCGTGCAGGGATTTGGCAGGCGAATCCGGGCTGGTCGTGGTGGCTCTGAATCAAGATGACTTCATCGAGCAATTCAAGAAACGCAAACCCATCTGCTCATTCGAAGAGCGTCACGAAGTGCTTTCAGCCTGCCGATATGTCAATCGGGTTATTCCGAACTGGGGTGGTGCTGACTCGAAGCCAGCCATTCTGAACGTCATGCCAGACGTCATAGCGATAGGCAGCGATTGGAAACCGCCACGCGACTACCACGCACAGATGCAATTCACGTCGGAATGGTTAGACCAGCATGACATTCAATTGGTCTTCATAGACAGGGATTTGGACATTTCGACCACACAGATTCGGGGCAGATTTGACTGAGATTGTGGTCGTGGCTACCGCACCGGGTCGTGAACATTGGCTAAATGACTGTCTCAAATCAATGCCTAACATCGACGTCATGGTTCTAAGCGACTTCACCTTCGAGCTGGGCAAAATCAAATGGCTTAGGGATAACACCACCATCGACAGATTCTTACTGGTTCAAGACTCAATCATCTTCAAGAAAGAAAGTCTAATCGCAGACCTATTCGCTACAGAAGGCTCGGTCTGTCTTATCAACTGCCCTAGACGTTATGGCTGTTATTTCGGCATCTACGAGATGGACGTTATTCGCATGATGGACGTGCCGACAGTCTCGACTAAGGCTGAATCAATCCGATACGAATATGAATGGAATGAGTCTTATGCGACCAACGCCGGACGGGTCACCATCGCTTTTGATGACCTACTTGACAGCATGGCAAAAGGCGTGGTCGAGCATCATGGCAGACCGAATCTGTTGATTGAGAATGATTATGTCATTAAATACAAAGGCGACTGGGGGCAGAGAATCGTCACATGGTGATTGACGCCATAACCTTCGGCGGCGAAGTGGACATGCTTGAAGGGCGAATGTACGAGCTGATGCCGCACATCGATTACATGGTCATCATCGAGTCGAATCGCACCTACACCAACAGACCGAAGGTCTATCAGTTTTTAGAACACTTTGACCGTTTCCAGCCATTCGAAGACAAGTTTCTCTATCAGCCGATTGAAGGTCTTGGCTCGAATGATGCGTGGGCGAATGACTATCACCAGAGACGCTCAGTCGGCGCATTCTTATCGAAGATGGGTCTTGATGACGATGACGTGGTGTTTCTGTCCGATACTGACGAATGGTTCGACCCTGCCCTGATTCCGCAGGTCGAGAATCTGGTCTATGCCATAAGGCTCAAAAAGTTACACATGAGCTTGCACTGGTTTCACAAATGGGAAACTTGCGGCATTGCCGCCAAGTGGGGC